GGGTTGAGGTCCGCGCAGTCTGCTTGGACGATGCAATGGCTGATGCGATGAACCTACCTAACGTCATCGCAGTTTTAGACGCGCAATACGACAAGCCCGAATGATCCGCCGTTCTTCCACTCCGGCCAACCAAGGAGACTAATGTCCACCTCAGTCCACCAAGAGATCGAATGGGAGCACGCAGCGGTGGACCGCGGAGTCCGTCGCTACCGTGAGTCCCTCATGCGGGACCGCAACGACGGCTCGCGCGAGAGGCGGGAGTTGGCCGAGCTCGAGCCGGGGCAGGAGATCATGCGTCACGTCGTCGGTCCGGCGCACAAGGCACTGGAAGTGGCCGCGAAGGAAGCGCACGCGGCCTACGGCAACCCCAAGCGCGGTCGCGAGGAGCGCTGGTGGTTCCCCATCCTGTGCGTCGAGCCCGACGTCCTGGCGGTGATCGGAGTGCGCGCGATGCTGGCGACGCGCGAGGTTCACGCGAGGCCGCTGCGCTCTGTGGCACTGGAGATTGGCCGTAACGCCCAGACGCAGCGGGAGTTCGAACTGTGGCGCAAGGCGCAGGGCAAGCGGACGCGGGAGTCGCAGCAGGGCGGTACGCCGAACTACTGGCGGCTGATGCGGGAGCTCACGCCTGAGGTGAACGAGCGCGCCTTTCGCAAGTGGGCAAAGAAGTCGGAACAGTACGAGAAGTTGGACTGGCCGAGGGACATGAGGCTCCACCTGGGGATCAAGGTGGTCAACGTGATCGCCGAAGCCGCCCCGCAGTGGTTCACGATCACCATGCCGGGGCAGGTAAGCGGAGGACGGTACAAGACCGAGCGCGTCGTGGCGCTCACCGACGAGGCGCGTGAATGGGTCACCGCACGTCACACCTACAACGAGATGCGCCGGCCGTTGCTCGTGCCGATGTTGGTCGAGCCGCGGGATTGGACGCGCGTTGCACCAGAGGAGAAACGGGATGGAACCGAAGACCGAAGCGAAGTCGCCGGATGCGCTGTGGGATGCGCTGGAGGGGGCCCTGAAGGCGGGGCGTGAGGAGGCCGAGAAGCTGGCGCGCCAGGCTACCGAGACGGCAGATCCGGAAGTCGCCGCGACGCTGCGTCTCACGATCCACCTCGCGGTGGCCCGCACGCTGTTCCGGCAGATCGCCGCGAGGCTGGCATGAGCCCCTTCGAGTCCATCGTTCGGCGCATGATGTCGGCCCTTTTGGTCACCGCCCGGGAGTCCGGGGTCGCCGTCTGTCCCCGCAGCATGGTGACCGAGGCCCAGCGGGTCGGTGTGGATCCGGTGCGCGCCGAGCGGTACGCACGCTTGCGTCTGGCTGTACAGTAACACCTACACGAGGAGAACACATGAAGCACCCGAAACACCGCCAGCCCCGCAAGGCCCCCGTCCTGGCCGTCATCCGCGACCGCTTCGGTGGCAACGTGCAGGTGCTGAAGTGCGACGGCGACAAGCCCGAGCAGCCCCTCCCGTTCCGCAAGATCCACAAGCGGATCAGCGTTCCGTCCCTCGGGGTGGCGATGTCGATGGTGAGCGCCTAGCAGGTTGCAGGACCTCGCGTGAATCACGGCAGACCGGAGCCCACCGGCACGCGAACCCCATACGTACCTCGAGAGGAGACCTGATGTCCAAAGTGCAATACGCAGGTGGCTACTACTCGCTGAAGATGAAGCTCGTGAAGACCGGGATGCACCGCCACACGACTGCTCTCGAGGACCCCGTCAGCGACACGATGTTGCACGCGGTGAACACCGTGCAGCGCACGCCGTGGCGGATCAATCCGTTCATCGCGGACGTCATGTCGAAGGCGTTCTACAACGGGGACAATCTCGCCGGCCTCCCCCAGGCCGACGACGTCCCGCTTCCCCCGGCACTGTCGGACGAGACGTGGAACGCCATGTCCGCCGACGAGCGCTCCGAGCACAAGCGCGAGCTCGCTCGTCTCCACGGAGACAACGCGCGGCGTCGGGGGAAGCGGGAGGCGGCGGGGCGGAAGATCGCCCTCGCGCTGGAGCTCAAGGACCAGCCCACGATCTACTTCCCGCACGCCCTCGACTTCCGGGGCCGGGTGTACCCGCTGCCGCAGGACCTGAACCCGCAGGGGGATGACCTCGCCAAGGGCCTCCTCATGTTCGCCGACGGCAAGCCGCCCACCCTGGCGGGGATGCAGTGGCTGATGATCGCCCTCGCAAACGCGGCGGGGCAGGACAAGCTGCCCTTCAAGGCCCGGGTCGAGTGGGTCCGCGCCAACGACAGCCACATCGCGAAGTCCGTGGCGGACCCGCTGGAGTACCGGTGGTGGGCGCAGGACGCGTTCGACTCCCCGTGGGTCTTCCTCGCTTTGGCGCAGGAGTACGTCATGGCCGACCGCTACGGCCCCGCGCTGTACCCCTGCCATGTCCCGGTCAACATCGACGCGACCTGTTCCGGCGTGCAGCACCTCTCGGCCCTCGGCCGGGACCCCATCGGTGGCCGTGCCACGAACCTGATGGACACCGGCGCGCGGCAGGACTTGTACACCGAGGTTGCCGAGGAGGTGAAGCGCATTGTGGCTGCGGACGCAGCGCATGGCGTGGCCGAAGCGGTGGCCTGGGCCGGCAACGTGAGCCGCACGACCGTCAAGCGGGCCGTGATGACCACGCCCTACGGCGTCACGCAGGCGGGCATCAGGGACCAGTTGATCGCTGACAAGCACTGCGAGGGCCTGACGGGATCCCGCAGGCAGAACGCGGGGTACCTGAAGGACGCCATCGTTGCCGCGCTGGAGTCCACCGTGGTGTCCGCGAAGGAGATCATGGGGTACTTGCAGGGCGTCGCGCGCGCCCTCGGGGAGCGGGGGCTCCCGCTGCGGTGGACGACGCCGGCCGGGATGACGGTCCAGCAGTCGTACTACCGGCTGTCTTCCGGCCGGGTGTGGACCCTGTACGGGTCGGTCGCGCTGTGGGACGAGCAGCCGTCGCAGGGGCTGGAGATCAAGGACCAGGCTCTCGCAGCCGCGCCCAACGTGATCCATTCCCTAGACGCTGCGCACCTTGCGCTCACGGTGAACGCAGCAGAGGAGCAGGGGATCAGGCACTTCGCCCTCATCCACGACTCGTACGGGACCCATGCGTGCGACGTGGAAGCCCTTGGGAGGATCCTCCGCGAGACCTTCGTGGAGCTCTACTCGGGCGACTGGCTCGAGGAGTTTGAGCGACAGGTGCGTGAGTACGCGCCGGACGTGGAGCTCCCTCCGCGCCCGAAGCAAGGCCCGCTGGACGTGACACAGGTTCTCGCCAGCCCTTATTTCTTCTCGTAGTACAGCGACACCTAGACAGGAGAGCATGAAAGTCATCGAGAAAGTCAGCATCACCGACGAGATTCTCGCCAGGTTCATCTGCCAGATCTACGGAGTGGCGCATGAGCGGGGCTTGAGTCTCAACGACCCGCGGCACGCGGCGATCCTGCTCACCGGGACGATGCGCTTCGCGGCACACCTCGCGCAGGCGCACGGACTTCCGTCAGACGCCCTCGCGGCAATGGCCAAGGACGCGGCCGAACACCCAGCGCCCATCACGCAGTACCACGACTCCAAGGTCCGGCGGTGGGTCACCACCTTCGCCGAGCTCTGGGGTAGCAACCTCCCGGCCGGCAGTCCGCCGTCGGGGTTCACGCACTAACCAAGGAGAAAGACAGCACCATGGCAAAAGAGAAACTGCCGACCATCGTCAGCGTCCCCTGCGTCGCCGCCTTCGCGTGGCTCTCGAAGCCGGACTCCGGCAAGAAGTACAGCGATGACAAGTACAAGGTGACCGGCGTCTTCGATCCGGCGCAGGACGGCGTCACGGAGTTCCTCGCGAAGATCGAGGCGGCGCACGAGAAGGCGCGCGGCAAGAAGAAGACAGAGTCGCCCGTGAAGGACGGCGACGACAAGATGGACAAGGACGGGAAGCAGAAGGAAGAGTTCAAGGGCAAGAAGCTCGTGACCTTCAAGTCCAAGTTCGCCCCTCAGTGCCTCGAGAAGGGCGTTGAGGGCGAGCTCCCGGCCGACCGGGCCCCGCGCTCCGGCGACGTCATCAAGGTCGCCTTCGCGATGCTGCCCTACGAGGAGGGCAAGAACGCGGGCATCTCCCTGCAGATGCGCGCGGTGAAGCTCCTCGAGCGCCGCAACCGCCCGGACTACTCGGACGCCTTCGGCGACGAGGACGACGGCGACGACACGCCGGCCGAGAAGCCCGCGGGTAACGGCGGCAGCAAGGGCGCGGGTGGGGATTTCTAATCTCGCGCGGTCCTGGCGGGATGCGCTGCGGGCGCTGGGGAGGGTTACGGTCCTCTCCGCGCTCGTGGCGCTGACGCCCGTCCCAGCAAGCCGCCCCCGCGTTTCCAAGTGGGGCACGTACTACGCGAAGACCTACTCGAACTGGATGAAGGACGCCGCCGCCCGGCTGGCGAAGGAGTCGCCTGCGAAGTTCGACGCTCCGTGCGTCGCCTTCGTGGAGCAACTGCTCCCGCGCCCCAAGGCGTCCAAGTTCGACACGCCCTCCGGCGACATCGACAACCTCGTGAAGGCACCGCTCGACGCCATCACGAAGGCCGGCGTCGCGTGGCAGGACGACCGCCAGGTCGTGGGCCTCGTGGCCTTCAAGCGTTTCGTGGAACCGGGCGAAGAGCCCGGTACGCGCGTCGAATACGTTCAACTCCAAGGAGCCACATGAACCTCAAGCTCACCCCTCAGTCGTCCCAGATCTGGGACCACCTCAAGCGCGTCGGCTCGATCAGCGGCGTCGAGGCCGCGGCGCTCTACAAGTGCCGCTACCTCCCGCGGCGGGTCCTCGACATCAAGGAGCAAGTCCACCCCAAGACGCACGGCGTCACCATCGAGAGCGTCCACAAGAAGGACGCCACCGGCCAGCGCTACGTGCGCTACGTGCTGCACGACCCGTACAACGAGCTCGGCCTGCTGAAGAAGGCGGCTTAGTGGACGACCACGCGATCCTGACGATGGACGGCTTCGACAGCGCCATCGTAGGGATCGTGGAGCGCCACGGGATGGAACCCGTGGTCCTCTACGACGAAGAGAAAGTCGTCCGAACCCTGATGCGCCAAGGGCTCTCGCGAGAGGACGCCCAGGAGTACATGGATTTCAACCAGAAGGGCGCGTGGGTTGGGTCCGGAACCCCGGCGTTCCTGCGGCGCATGACCGCCGCCGAGGTTCGTGAGTTCGCAGAGCAGTACAGCTAGTCCCGCGAGGTCCCTGCGCGGTTCACGTACAGGGACACCTACACAACACGGAGACGACATGAAGAAGACCCAGCAAGCCAAACACTTCGAGTGCGACATGGTGGTCTCGCTCGAGGAGGGCGTGTGCCTCCTGCGTAGCGACACGAAGCAGTGGGAGTTCCGCCGTCGGCTCCGCAACGGGCGCGTCGTGCCGGCGCAGATGCCGCCGCGCGTCCTCAAGATCGCCCAGCGCACCGCGGCGTCGCGATGATCGAGGGGAGCTCCGAACTGCTGCACAAGGGGCCGTGCATCGCGTGCGATTCCTCGGACGCCTGCGCGGTGTACGACGACGGCCATGGCCACTGCTTCTCGTGCGGGGGTCATTTCTCGAAGGAACAAATGGAACATGGGGCTGCGGAAGGCGTACCTGCTGGAACTCGGAAAGTACCTGCGGATCAGGACCGAGGAGGCCGTGGCGAATTCCTTAGTGGCCGCATCAAGGCACTCAACGCCCGCGGCCTCCGCGAGGAGACGTGCAAGAAGTACGGCTACGCCGTCGGCACCTTCGGCCGCGAAGAGAAGCCCGTCCAGATCGCGCCGTACTACGACGCGAAGGGCAACCTGATCGCCCAGAAGCTGCGCGACGCAGACAAGAAGTTCACCGTCCTGGGGGACGGCAAGGCCATCGGCAAGTGCCTCTTCGGTGCCAACCTTTGGCGCGAGAGCGGTCGTCGCATCGTGATCACCGAGGGTGAGATCGACGCGATGTCCGTGGCCCAGGCCATGGGCCTGACGTGGCCCGCCGTGTCGGTCCCCAACGGGGCGGACGGAGCCGTCAAGTCGGTCAAGGCGAACCTCGAGTGGCTGGAGACCTACGAAGAGGTGGTGATCTGGTTCGACAACGACGAGCCGGGCCGTAAGGCCTCGGTCGCCGTAGCGGAGCTCTTGTCCCCCGGGAAGGCAAAGGTCGTCCACCTTGAGGCCAAGGACGCCAACGCGCTGCTGCAGGCGGGAGACGTCAAGGCCATCTCGACTGCCGTATGGGAGGCGAAGGTCTACCGCCCCGACGGCATCGTGAGCGGCGAGGAGATCAGCCTCGACTCCATGCTGGCGGCGACGCCGACCGGGTACAGCACGCCGTACCCCGGGCTGGACCGGATGGTCGGGGGCCTGCGGCAGGGGGAGCTCATCCTCTTCACCGCCGGCACCGGCATCGGCAAAAGCACGCTGGTGCGGGAGCTCGGCTACCACCTCAACGTGAAGCACGGGCTGACCATCGGTAACGTGTTCCTCGAGGAGAACCAGGCCAAGACAGCGCAGGGCTATGTCGCGCTCGACGCGAACATCGCGCTCGGCCGGCTGCGGGCGAAGCCCGACCTCCTGACGCGCGCGCAGTGGGAAAAGCACCGTAAGGCGACCGTCGCCAACGGGCGCAACTTCTTCTACTCGCACTTCGGGTCCCTCGACTCGGACAACCTGCTGTCCAAGCTGCGGTATCTGGCCGTCTCGCTGAAGGCGAACTTCATCGTGCTTGACCACTTGAGCATCGTCGTGTCCGGCATGGAGTCCTCGAAGGAGGGCGAGCGCAAGGACATCGACAGGCTCGTGACGAGGCTGCGGCAGTTGATCGAGCAGACTGGCGTGGGCGTTCTCGCCATCGCGCACCTCTCCAAGGCGGACGGTACGTCGCACGAAGAGGGCGGCAGGGTGGCCCTGAACGATCTCCGCGGATCGGCCTCGCTGAAGCAACTGCCCGACACCATCATCGCGCTCGAGCGGGACCAGCAGGGTGACAACCCGCTGGTCTCCACGATGCGCGTGCTGAAGAACCGGGAGTTCGGCGACACCGGAGTGGCCGGCGAGGTGGCCTACAACAAGGAGACCGGGAGGCTGATGGATGCGTCGAAAGCCGCGCTATCGGACGCCTTCTAGTGTCCTTCGGCGGCTCGTCGCCCTCGCCAAGCACCGCGCCAAGAAGTCAGGAGTCCAGTTCGACCTGTCGGCAGAAGACCTCCACCTGCCGACCTACTGCCCGGCCCTCGGCATCCGCCTAGCGCGGAACGCTGGGGGCCGGTCGGCCCACGCCGCGTCGCCCACGCTGGACCGGATCGACAGCCGCAAGGGGTACGTGAAGGGCAACGTCGTAGTGATCAGTCACCGGGCCAACTCCATCAAGAGCAACGCATCACCGAAGGAGCTCGAGAGGGTCGCGGCCTACTTTCGCCAGCTTGTTTCGTAAAACCTACTTGGAGACCTAATGCAGACGCTCGTGTTCGACATCGAAGGCAACGGCTTGCTGCGTGAGGTGACCAAGCTGTGGTGTCTGGTGATCATCGACGCGGCCACCGGAGAAGTGAAGCGCTACAACGAAGAGCCCTGCGGCGAGGATCACATCCTCCATGGCCTCGCGCGGCTCCACGATTGCGCCCTCTCCGGTGGCCGGGTGGTGGCTCACAACGGCGTGGGCTACGACTTCCCGACCATCGAGAAGCTCTACGGCATCACGTTTCCCGACAGGTCCCGCTTCGACACCATGGTGCTCGGCCGGTTGTTCAACCCGGAGCGCAACGGCGGACACAGCATCGAGTCCTACGGGGAGTCATTCGGGATCAAGAAGGACACCGGGGCGGACGACTTCACGCAGTGGAGTCAGCGCCTTGAGGACCGCTGCGTGGACGATGCGCGCACCACGTACCTCCTGTGGCAGGAGTTGACGAAGCGTAACGTCCTGTCCTGGGGGCGCTCGCCTGAGATCGAGCACCGCTTCGCCGAGCTCATCGCCCTGCAGATGGAGAACGGGGTGAGCCTCAACGAGCGCCTCGCCATCGAGGTGGCCGCGGAGTGCCAGCAGGAACTGACCCAGCTTCAGGTCCAACTGCAGGAGGCTTTCCCGCCCATTCAGGTGGTCGACAAGATCATCACGCCCAAACGCGACAACGCCAAGCTGGGCTACAAGGCCGGGGTCCCGGTGACGAAGTACAAGACGCAGGAGTTCAACCCCGGGTCGGGGATGCAGATCGCCGCCCGGCTGACCTCGAAGTACGGCTGGGAGCCCAAGAAGTTCACCGAGAGCGGGATTCCGGCGACGGACGAAGAGGTCCTGAAGAACCTCGAGTACCCCGAGGCGAAGCTCCTCGCGCGCTACGCCCGCGTGGACAAGATGTGGAAGCAGATCGCCGCGCCCAAGAAGAAGGACGGCTCGGGCGGCGGGTGGTTGCACCACATCAACCCGAAGACCGGTCGCGTCCACGGCTACGTCAACTCCAACGGGGCGGTCACCGGGCGCTGCACGCACTCCCGGCCGAACACCGCCAACGTGGACAAGAAGGACCTGAGGCTCCGCGAGATGTGGATCCCAAGGGCCGGCTGGAACACGCTGCTCGGAGCGGACGCCGAGGGGCTAGAGCTCCGGATGCTGGGCCACTACCTGGCCCGGTGGGACGAAGGGGCGTACTCCATGGCAGTCGTCACGGGGGACAAGGCGAAGGGAACCGACGTCCACACGCGGACCATCCGGATCCTTGCGATGGTCAAGCGGGACAACGGCAAGCGCGTCATCTACGCCATGATCTACGGGGCCGGCGACGCGAAGCTCGGGATCATCATCATCGAAGACGCGCTCGAGGCCGACACATACGCGCTCGAAAAGATGCCCCACCTGTTCAAAGTGGGGAAAGGCGGCGCGCAGAAGAAGCGGTCCCCGTCCGAATTGGGGGCCGAGGCGCGAGCGAAGCTGGAGACCGGCATCACGGGTCTCGGAGACCTCAAGGCGGCGATCCTCGAGCGCGTCAAGACGCAGGGCTGGATCACCGGCCTTGACGGTCGACGCCTGCGGATCCGCTCCGCGCACTCCGCGCTGAACACGCTGCTGCAGTCCGGAGGCGCGGTAGTGATGAAGCTCGCGTTGATCCTGTTCCACCGGGAGGCCTCCAAGCGCTTCAAGTGCAGCAAGGGGTGGAAGCACGAGGCGGACGACGACTACGGCTACTGCCTCAACGTCCACGACGAAGTGCAGATCGAGTGTCGCACGCGAGAGATCGCAGAGACCCTCGGGCCGATGTTCGCCGCGGCCATCACAGAAGCAGGGAAGCAACTCGGGGTACGGTGTCCGCTCTCCGGGTCCTACGACATTGGGGAGAACTGGTCTTGCACGCACTAAGAGATCGCCCTGAGCACTACACGGGCGCGGCAAATGAGCATTACGCGGCGTCGGTGTTTCTCAAGCGCGGAGGGGTCCGTTCAAAGTGGCGGCGTTACAAAAGAAAGGGCGCGAGATGAAGCGCCTCGCTCTCATCGACGGCGACGAGGTGGCTTTCAAGGCCGTCGCCGTCACCGCGACGAACATCCAGTGGGACGACGGGGAGCCCGACCAGGCCCCCAGCGCAGCCCTCGCGGTTCGCGCAGCGAAGGAGCTCGTGACCGCCTGGGCCCAGAAGGTGGAGGCCGACGAGATCATCGTCTGCCTGTCCTGCCGGGACCGCAAGCTGTTCCGTCGCGACATCTACCCAGCCTACAAGACGGAGCGCACCGAGAAGCCCGTCGCCTTCTGGGCCGCAGTTGACGCCCTTTCGGCAGCGTTCGAGGTCAGGGAGTACCCGGGCCTCGAGGCGGACGACGTCATGGGGATCCACTCGGGGAAGGAGAAGGACCGCCAGCCGATCATCGTCTCGTCCGACAAGGACATGAAGACGATTGCTGGCGCGTGGATCTTCTCGCCATACCACGGCACGAAGAAGAAGGTCACCGAGGAGGCGGGCAACCGCTACTGGATGACCCAGACGATCACCGGGGACCCGAGCGATGGCTACAAGGGGATCCCCGGCGCGGGCCCGAAGCGGGCCGAGAAGATCCTCGAGGGCCTCTCGTCCCTTCGGGCCATGTGGGCTGCAGTCGCGGACGCCTACCGGGTCGCCGGCCTGACCTCAACCGCCGCCATTACCCAAGCACGCCTCGCGCGCATTCTGCGCCCGGGAGACTACGACTTTTCCAAGAAGGAACCGATCCTGTGGAATCCGTGAAGCTGCAAGAGCCCGTCGTGGGCCCCACGTACGCCGAGTCCAAAGCCGGCGTGATGAACACCCGCAGTGGCGTGAAGTTCAACCTCGTGAACCCGCGCGCCGAAGACGTCCGCATCGAGGACATCGCGTCCCACCTGTCGAAGCTCTGCCGATTCACCGGGGCGACGAGCACGTTCTACTCCGTGGCCGAGCACTCGGTGCTGGTTGCGTTCGAGATCCGGCAAAAGCACCAGCACGACCGGAAGCTGCAACTCATGGGCCTCCTCCACGATGCCGCAGAGGCGTATTGCGGGGACGTGTCGAAGCCCAACAAGGACGCAATGCGCGCGGTGATGCGGGAGAAGTTCGGGACGGCCGTTACGCCCTACGACGTCATCGAGGGGCGTGTGCAATCCGCCGTGTGGGAGCGGTTCTCTCTCACGGACTGCGCGGCTCCGAGCGCGACGCAGATCGTCAAGGAGGCCGACAACGCGGTCTACTGCCGTGAGGCGGGCCTGTGGATGGGGCGTCCCGGCGTCCCGGCGCTGAGTCCAGACACCGCGCGCGAGCTCTTCCTCGCTACCTTCGAGTTTTTGACGAAGTGACCCGCGACTGCAACACCTGCGCCAAGCACATCCAGGGCGCACATCCTGGGGACCGCGTGGTGTTCGCGCGGGGCCCCATCGGCGGCGCACTGACGTGCGCCGACTGCCTCAACGAAGACGGCGACCACCAGTGGGTCCAGCCGTTGCCTTTATGGGAGCCGAAAGACATGAACGAAAAGACGGCCGCTGACAACTTCGTCACGGAGGCGAGCCTCGAGCCGATCCGCGAGCGCCTTGCCCAAGCCCTCACGCGCACCAACGACGGTGCCGCTCGCGCCAACGCGGGCAAGCCGCCGCTCTCGCTGGTGGTGCGTGAGCTCGTCGAGGGAACCGCGCGCGGCCTCGCCTACGGCCGCGACAAGTACACGAAGCTGACCGGCTCAGACGCCACGCACAACTGGAAGAAGGGCTTCCCGTGGCTGTCCCTCGTGGACTCCCTCGAGCGCCATCTCCACGCCTGGAAGGACGGAGAGGACACCGATGCCGAGAGTGGGCTGTCGCACCTCGACCTCGTGGCGTGCAACCTGATGTTCATCATGTGGCACATCAAGCACCGCCCGGACCTCGACAACCGCTGGAAGGGGGGCGCGGTGTGAACTTCGGGGCCCTCCTGACGGCCGGCGCGTGGCTCGCCAAGTACTGGCGGGCCATCACCCTGGCCGTCTCGCTGACCTCGGCGGTGGGTGCTGCGTGGCACTGGATCGAGTCCCGTGCTGACCAGCGCGCCGCCGAAGCGGTCACCAAGGTCCGTGACGAACAACGCCGCACCTTGGCGGCGCAAGTTCAACGCGACTTCCAACTCACTCTCGATCAGGAAAGGATTTCCGCTGATGCTGACGCGCAACACGCTGCTCGTCTCGGCGCTCTGCGCCGCTATTACGCTGGCCGGATGCGCGAGCAGACCCCTGCAATGCGAACCGGTCCCGGCGAGACCGCTTCCGTTCCCGAGCGCCCCGGAGAGTCTCCTGCGGGACCCGGCGAACAAGGTGCTTGTCGACCGGGCGTTGAATACGACGCCCTCGAAGCCCGCGCCGCAGAGGACGCCCTGATGGTCCTCGATTGGCAGCGCTGGTACCACGAGCAGCAGAAACTGAGGAGCGCCGAATGATGGGCTTCGTCTTCGCGGTGATCGTCGTCATGGGTGCCTGGTGGTGGATCCTCGTCCGGAAGGGCGGGGAAGACCCGTGGGAGCACTTCTGCCGAAACTTCTGGTGAATCAATGGGTTGGATTTATCCAACCCTCACGACGAAAGGGGTCCCTATGAGTATCCCTAAGGACGAGTTCGAGTTGCCAGCGACCACCGCTGATCTCCTCCCGTACCTGCAGACGCTGTACCCGGCCGCGGAGCTCGCCACGTACGTCCTCAAAGGGGACGACGAAGGTGCTCGCGTGTACGTCGGGAAGCTTCAACTGATCGACGAACTGCTGTCCCTTCACAGGGAGCAGAACGAAAGAGTCGCGGCGGCGCATGAGGCTAGCGCCAGCCCCTGACCCGAAGGCACTCCACGAGTTCCTTCGCGATACGGGCTACCCATTTGAGTGGCCCGAAGACGTCCTCGCCCGTTACTGCGCCAAGACCGCGATTGAGACCTCCAGCGGTGACGTGGCGGGGTACGTTTGGTTCACCTGGGTTTCAGACGCCGACAAGGTTCTGGACTTCCACATCGCGGTACACCCAAAGTACCGCTCAAGAGTCTTCACGCGCCGCGTGTTGCACTCCCTCCTGTCCGCCATCCGGTCCACCGGTGCGCGGACTGTAATGGCACGGCCCACGTCCGAAGAACACGCGCAGCAACTGCGACGTCTCGGATTTTCCATCCACGGGCCCTTCGCCGTATTCCCTCTCAGCAAGGATCCGCCCGAATGGGTTCGATGATTTCTGGTCTCCTCGGCGGTAAGGAAGCTGCCCCGCCCGTAATGATCACTCCCGCTCCGCAACCCGCGAAGACGGAAGAGATCGACCCCGAAGCCAAGCGTCTCGCCAACGAGCGCCTCTCCCAGGCCAAGCTCCGCAAGGGCCGTGCGGCTCTCCGCACCGACCTCGTCACGGGTGGCTCCGGGGCGGGCATCGCGATCCCGACGTAACCGATGGCCGCTACGTCCCTCAAGGCGCGGTACGACAACCTCGCTATGCGGCGCGATCCGTTCCTGCGTCGCGCGCGGGAGTACGCGGCCCTCACGATCCCGTCGCTGCTCCCTCCGGTCGGTCACAACTCCAGCCAACGCCTTCCCGAGCCCTACCAAGGCTTCGGCGCGCGAGCGACCGTCAACCTGTCCTCGCGCCTCCAGCACGCGCTGCTGCCTGCCGGCCAGAGTTGCTTCCGGTACCGGGTCCCCAATTCCCTGCTCCTGAAGGCCAAGACCATGGCCCCCTCGGCGGAAGTCGAGCGCGGCTTGGCGATGAGCGAGAAGCTCGTCATGTCGGAGATCGAGAACCGCAACTGGCGTCAAGCCACGTCGCTGTCCATTCAGCTTCTGATCGTCACGGGCAACGTGCTCGAGGTCATGCTGCCGGACAACTCGATCCGGGTGTTCAGGCTTGACCAGTACGTGGTCGTGCGGGATCACGCGGGTAACCTCGTCGAGGTCATCACCGAAGAGAAGCTGTCGCCGCTGGCGCTCCCCGAAGAAGCGCAGGGCATGGTCGACCCCAAGAAGCTCGCCGATGCGGGCAGCGAGGTCGAGCTCTTTACCTGCTACAAGCGCCAGCCTGACGGGGCCTACAAGACCTGGCAGCAGCTGGAAGGCAAAACCGTCCCGAAGTCCCGCGGCACGTACGCGAATCAAGATCAACTTCCGGTCTTCGCGATCCGCTGGGCGGCGGTGCCGTGCGAGGACTACGGCCGCGGTAAGGTCGAAGAGCACGTTGCGGACCTGAGGACCCTCGAGGTCTACCGCAAGTCGATGATCGAGGGCGCAGCGATGGCTGCGCGCCACATCACGCTCGTGCGCCCGAACGCTGCCGGTGGCAACCTGCGTCAGCGCATCGCCAAGGCGAACAACGGCGACGTCATCCCGGGCAATCCAGACGACGTCCACATGCTCCAGTTCGAGAACGTGGCGGGACTGCAGATCGTCCAGCAGGACATCGCGGCGCTCCTCCCAGGTCTCTCGGCGGCGTTCCTCATGGTCGGCGACATGCGCCGCGACGCGGAGCGCGTCACCGCCACCGAACTGCGGATGCTCGCAGAGGAACTCGAAGGGGCCCTTGGCGGGGTCTATTCGCTCCTCGCGGCGGAAATGCAGAAGCGGCGCATCACCCGTCTCACGTACCAGATGCAGAAGCAGCGGAAGCTCCCCGAGTGGCCGAAAGGCATGATCGAGGCGCAGATCACCACTGGCTTGGAAGCCCTCGGCCGGCAGGAAGATGTCCGCAAGGTTCTCCAGGCTGGCGAGATCGTGAAGGGAATGCCGGGCTCGGAGATGTACGTCAAGTTCAACGAACTACTGCAGATCGCGTTCAGCGGCATCGGCCTTCCGAATGCCGTGCGTACCGAAGCTGAAGTGCAAGAAGCACAGCAGCAGCAACTCGCAGCCGAAGCGTTGAGCTCCGGCGCGGGACAAGCACTCGGCGCTGCCGGTAAGGCGGCGATGCAGCAACCGACAGGGGCTTAATGAGCCAGCAGCAACAGCAGGATGCGATGCCCGCGAAGGGCACGCCAGAGTACAACCAGCGGATGGTTGAGCTCTTCGAGAAGCAGGGTGGACAGTTCGACCCCAACACGCAGAGGTTCGTCCTCCCTTCGCAGCCCGGGGACCGCCCCGAGTGGCTCCCCGAGAAGTTCTTCGACAAGGACAAGGGTCCCAACTACGAGGCCCTGGCGAAGTCCTACGCCGAGCTCGAGAAGGGCCGCGGCAAGGCCCCGCCGGCCGGTCCCGCCAAGGGCGGGGACCCGGCGGAGTCTGCCGTCGCCAGCGCAGGGCTCGATTGGGACACCTTGGGCCAGAAGGTGGCGACCACCGGCACCATCGAGGACGCCGATTACCAAGCTCTCGAGAAGGCTGGGATCCCCAAGCACGTTGTCGACGGCTACATCGCAAACACGAAAGTGGCCCAAGCGGCCGCGCGTGAGCGCAGCGCAAAGCACGTCGGCGGCGAAGACGTCCTGAAGCACATCATGGAGCGCGCCGGCAAGGAGCTCTCGAAGGAAGAGGTCGCTGCGTTCAACGCGCAACTCGCCAACGAGAAGACGTGGTCGGCGGCGCTGGATGTGCTGAAGGCGAAGTTCGCCCCGGCGGACGGCGAGCCTCTCGGTCAACTCGGCGGCGGCAACGGCAGCGGTACGCCTGTCGGCTTCCAGAGCGCCTTCGAGCAGTCCGAGGCGATCAACAAGCGCGACGCGCAAGGTCGCAAGCTGTACGACGTGGATCAGGCGTACCGCGCCCAGGTCCGCGCGCGGATCGCCGTCTCGGCGTTCTGACCACGAAGCACTGATTCGCGCCGCCGAATAGCGGCCGTCACCGGAGCGTCATCCCGGCCAGCGTCCCGGCACATCCCGGGGCGCTCTCTCAAGCGTTAGGCGTCAGCGTACGACACGCCGAAGCGCTTCAGAGAGCGCACAGCGCTCCACCCCTCGCGGGGCTCCCACACCGCCCAACGGCAAGTCTCACACCGCGTTCCCCGGGAAGGGCACGCAGCGTGGGCTCTCCGTGACTCACCGAACACCTTGGCCCTGCTACGGCGGGACAACCTTGCGTGGTGCGGATGACGTCGAAGTCCAGCAGTTCTTCAACTTCACCACCAGCAAGGAAACACCATGGCGCACATTTCCGGCCACGCAGCCGCGAAGTATGACCAGTTCGTGCAGAGCGTGGACGCCTCGACGGCGTTCAACGTCGGCGCGGACTTTGGCGGTCAGGGCCCGATGCCCGTCGGCCGCAAGGCGTTCACCGAACTCTCGAACTCCGACACCATCATGGTGCGCGCGACGTCGCAGTCCAACCCCCGTAACTGGGAGGTGGGCCTGTACACGTACACGTCGAGCACCAAGACCCTGGCCCGCACGACCATCCTCGAGTCCAGCAACTCGAACAGCGCCGTGGACTTCTCCGCGGCGGGCGTGGCCGGCTCGGTCCGCCTCGAGGGCCTGTCCCTCGTCGCTTCGACCGCCAATGCCTACACGATCACCCAGATCGCCTCGGCCGGCCGCACGGTCGCCGCGAACAGCACCACGGCCAACGACGGCGTGAAGCTCGCGTGCGCCATCGTGCAAGACCTGGTCGCTGCCGGTATCCTCAAGGGCTCGATCTCGTAAGCCCTCGGGTTTACGCAACTCCCTCCTGAGTCCCGTTCCGCGCCCCTTTCTGTGGGCGCGCGGGTCTCGCTTTTCCTAAAGGAAACAACATGGCGTTCGGAGATCCCTCCAACCCGGCGCGCTTTGGCTACGGCCAGAGCGTGTCCGATGACCGCAACCTCTTCCTGAAGGTCTTCGGCGGCGAAGTCCTCGCGGCCTTCAGCGAAGCGGTGGTGACCCTCGACAAGCATCAGGTCAAGACCATCACCAGCGGCAAGTCCTTCCAGTAAACCCTTCGGAGAGCTGGAGTAAAACCGTCTTAACTGCTGGAAACCCTCTCGTAGGCAATCAGCAGCCAAGCCCGACCTAACGGCGGGAAGGTTCAACGACTAGGGCGCAAGCCCGTAGATTCAAGCGAATCGAAATGGATGGCACACCGAAAGTGTGCCGCCTGTGTGGGACTGAAAAGCCCCTCAGTGACTTCTATTCTCGATCCGACACCGGCCGGCACAGAAACGAGTGCCGCGAGTGTTTGATCGAAGCGCACCGCTACAAGAAGCTCGGCGTGTGCAACACTGAGTATCACAAGATGCTCGCAGCGCAAGGTGGGAAGTGCTCCATCTGCCGCTGCACCCTCAACTCCTCGCGGTACACCAAGTTCTCGGTCGATCACGACCACAGGACCGGTGTCGTTCGCGGACTGCTCTGCAGCCCGTGCAACGTCGCGCTAGGGATGATGAAGGACAGCCCGCGACGCCTTGAGGCGGCGGCTGAGTATCTCCGGCGGCATGGTTGTGAAGATATAGTCTGATCTGCACGGCGACGTGCAGCGGGAGCGTAAGGCTCCGGCAGCGGGTGCGAACCGCTGTGAACACCAAGGCTTTCCAGAAATGTCCCGAAGACCTGGAAAGCGACCGCCGAGTACCACACGGCCGGCCAAGAGATGCTCGGCAACGACATCGACACCACGGAAGTGACCGTCACCGTCGACGGCCTGCTGGTCGCGCACACCGCGATCTACGACCTCGACGCGAAGATGTCCCACTTCGATGTGACCTCGCAGTTCTCGCAAGAGCTCGGCAAGGCGGTCGCCAAGGCGTTCGACAAGAACGTCTTCCGTGCGATCATCCTCGGTGCGCGCACCGCGGCCGACGGTCCGTTCCCGGCGGGTAACACCGTCACCGACTCGTCCCTGACGAACTCAGGCACCATCGATGGCAAGACGTGGATCGACGCGATCCGCACCGCGCGCATCAACATGTTCAACAAGGACGTCCCCGAGGACGCCCCGATGTACATGGCGGTGAACGCTGCCGTGTTCGACGCGATCAAGTACGCGAAGGACTCGAACGGCAACTACCTGTACATCCACAAGGACCTGGGCGACCTGAGCACGAAGAACCGTGCCCAGACCATCGTGGTCGAGGACGTGCAGATCCTGCGTTCGCGCCTGATGCCGACGGCCAACGAGACGTCCGACACTTCGGTGTACCCGAAGTACCGGGCGAACTACTCGACGACCACGGGTGTCCTGTGGGTGCCGCAAGCGGTCGCCACCGTCAAGCTCGCCGAACTGGCGATGGAGACGCAGCGCGACGTCCGCCGGCAGGAAGACTTCATGGTCGCCAAGATGGCCGCAGGCACGGACAAGCTCCGCCCCGAGGCTTGCGTCGAGTTCAAAACCTCCTAAGAGGCGTGAGGGGACTGGGTGCGTACGCGCTAGGTCCCCTCTTTTTCCCACAAGGAGATCCAATGGCCCTCGGCCTGAACGTCCGCAAGTTCCAGTTTCAAGCAGCGGCCGGCAACATCTGGGAAGTCATCCTCACCGAAGCGACGAGCGGGGCCGTCAGCGGCATCGGCCGGCGCGTCGAAGGCGACGACCCGTCGTTCGACGACACCGAAGTGTCCTTTGTGGTCATCACCACGAAGGTTGACAAGGTGTTCGGCACGGGCGCGCAACTCGACACGACCCTGGCGCACGCGGCGTACTACGACGCCTCGAACGTCGGCGGCGCGGGTGCGGCGCTGTCCACGCTCCTCACGTAACACCAAGCGGTCCCGAGCTCCACTCGGGGCTGCTTTTCGGAACCCTCATGCCGTCCAATACCGTATTCAGCAAGCTCGACGCGGTGAACATCATCCTCAAGTGCATCGGTGAGGATCCCGTGTCGTCGCTCTCGTCCGGCCTTCCGGACGCGGAGGCCGCGGAAGCGGTCTACGACGAGACCATGCGCGACGTTCTCGAGTCGGGCTGGCACTGCAACACCGAGAAGGAAACCACGCTCACGCTCGACAGCGACAGCAAGATCCCGCTGCCGGACAACTGCCTGAAGGTGGACACGAGCGGCGATGACGCCGACATCGACGTCACCGAGCGCGACGGCTTCCTGTACAACCTCACGGACAAGACGTTCACATTCGACGACGACGTCGTGGTGGACATCGTCTATCTCCTCGAGTTCACCGAGCTCCCTTACCGCCTCGCGCACTACATCGCCTGGGTGGCTGGCGGGAAGTACCAGATGCGCCAAATTGGCTCGAACGTGCTAGAAGGGTGGATCGAGAAGGAAATCAACGACTCCCTCGCCAAGCTCAACGCCAGCGAGGAAGCCTCCGACGACGCCAACGTCCTGCGCGACAGCCGCAGCGTGGCCCTCGCGGCCTACCGCAACAACTACATCCGAGGACAGTAACCCATGGGGCAGCTTGTCGAGCAGCCGATCAAGACGCTCTTCAATGGCGTCTCGCGCCAGCCCCATCCCGTCCGCCTCCCCAGCCAGGTCGAGGTGGCGGACAACGTGCTGTTCTCCGTGATCACGGGCGGCTTCGAGAAGCGGCCCGCGACGCAACACGTAAAGACCCTCACGACCCTCGACTCAACCATCGAGTACGCCCTTCACGTCATCGACCGCGACTCTACGGAGCGCTACGCGGTCGTGGTGGGGGACGACGACTTGGTGGTCTTCGACCTCCTGACGGGGGCCGCGAAGACCGTCGCGTACCCGGACGGTAAGACGTACCTCGCAGGGGACCCGCACGACATCGTGTGTGTCACCGTGGCGGACTACACCTTCGTGGTGAACCGGTCCGTGACGGCCGCGATGAGCAGCGCCAGGTTCGGCCGCACGCTCACTCCGCAGACCGTCTCGAGCATCACGCGCGCGTCCACTACGGCCACCGTGACGACTGGCGTGGCACACAGCCTGACGACCGGCGATTGGGTGACCGTCTCCGGATGTACCCAGACCGCGTACAACGGGGTCTTCCAGATCACCGTGACCGGGGCGACCACTTTCACGTACACCGTGACGGGATCCCCGGCGACGCCCGCCACGGGCACCCCGGCGTACACCGCCGTGAAGGGCGCGGTGGACGGCACGAAGCAGACCTTCAGTGCCCTCCCGGCCGCGTCAGGGTCCCTCGTGATCTACAAGGTGACCGGCAACGAGGACACCGAGTTCGACGAGTACTACGTTCAGGACCAGGCGGGCAGCGTGTGGAAGGAAGTGGCCGCGCCGGGGACGGCGTACCAGTTCGACGCGACCACGATGCCCCACCAACTCGTGCGGAACAACGACGGCACGTTCACCTTCCAGAAGGCGACGTGGACCGTTCGACCGGTAGGCGATGACATCTCGGTCCCTGAGCCGGCGTTCATCGGCAAGGAGATCGTGGACGTCTTCTTCCACCGCGGCCGATTGGGCCTGGCGGCGGACGAGTTCGTCACGTTCTCGCAGGCCGGCGACGTGTTCACGATCTGGCCCGACAAGGCCTTCCAAGAGATCGACTCGGATCCCGTTGAGCTCCAAGCGTCGACCAACAAGGTCACGATCCTCCGCTATGGCATCCCGTTCCGCAAGGCGCTGTTCCTGACGGCCGACTCGGTGCAGTTCGAGATCGGCTCTACGGAGCGCTTCACGCCGAAGACCGCCGCGATGGACGTCACGACGTCCTATCAGGTGGACCCGTACGCGCGTCCGGTGACCATGGGGGAGCAACTCTACTTCGCCGGCTCGGTTCAAGAGTCTGGCGTCGTGTACGAGTACTTCTACAACGGAGACACGTTCTCCAACGTGGCCGCGGACGTGACGAAGCACTGCTTCGGATACGTGCCCCCGCGGATCCGCTGCATGACGGCGAGTCCGCTTGCGGGTCGTCTCTTCGTGGTCCCAGATGACGAGCGCAACAGCGTCTACGTCTACACGTCCTACTGGGACGGGGACAAGAAGGTCCAGTCAGCCTGGGGGCGGTACAAGCTTGCCGAGAACGACACCGCCGCGTACGTCTACGGCGCGTCCGTCGTCGGCGACTTCATGTATCTCCTGATCGCCCGCGGGACCGAGGTGTGCCTCGAGAAGCTCCCCGTGGAGACCGAGACGGCCGACGCAGGGCTGGGCTTCGCCCCGCTCTACGACCGCCGCGAGTCCCTCACTGGGGTCTACGATGCCGGCAACGACTGGACGACGTGGACGACGTCATACGCTCACGGCGACGCCGCTGCGGTCCTTCTCAGCGGGGACTTCACGGGAAACGCCGGGCGCGTCCTGTCCGTGACGTACCCGTCTGGCACCACGGTACGCGCCTCTGGGGACTTCTCCGGGGGCAGCGCCTACGTGGGGAGCCCCTACGAGGCCCGCTGCGAGCTCTCGAAGCAATACCTGCGTGACCAGAACGGCTCGGCAATCAAGACCGGCCGGCTGCAACTCAGGCACTTCACGTTCAACTACAAGAACACCGGCTACTTCGAGGTCCATGTGACCGCGGAGGCCCGTGATCCGAAGGTGTGGACGATGACCGGTCGGATCCTAGGCTCGAGCCTGAACCTGATCGGCACGCCCTCGGTGGTCCCGCAAGGCAACTATCGGGTCCGCGTGGGCTCGCGAGGGGACACCAGCAAGGTCGAAGTGGTCTCCAGTTCTCCGTACCCGTTCGTCATCACTGGAGCGTCGTGGGTCGGCTTCTACAACAACGTGGCGCAGCAACCGCAGGGGTAAGCGTATGAGTATGCCCGTCGCAATGATGATCTTCAGCGCCGTGTCTAGTGTGGTGCAGGCGTCACAGCAGTCCGACGCCGCACAGGCCCAAGCGGCCGCTGCCGCGCAGAACGCGCAGGCGGCGATTGACGAGGCGACTCGGCAGCAGGCGGAAAACAACCGAGTCGCGTCCGAGAAGAAGTCGGATCGGATGCGCCAACTGGACGAAGACCTTGGCAGGGCTCGCGTGGCCTCCGCAGAGGGCTTCGGGATGCTCGGCCGGGAGATCGCTGACCTCGGCTACGTCGGGGGCTTGGACATCTCGCGCATCGAGGCGAATCGCGCGAGCATGAACAACTCGCTACAGGCCCGGAAGGTTGCGGCCCAGCAGGGCGCGGTGAACGCCGCCGACGCAGCCAACCGTACGTCCACCGCGGCGTTCACCGGGGGCATCTTCAACGCCATCGGTTCGGGCCTGAAGATCGGCGCGCAAGACGCCGCCAACAAGCGGATCGAGGACGCGGCACGTAACCGCAACCCGTCCGTGCGTTACGAAGACGCCTTCTAAGGAACCACATGAGCGCAATCCGCGAGACCAACCTCGCCCGTACCCGCCCTTCGCGGGGCGATTCGCCCGGCGTGCAAGCCCCGCGTGAGCGGTCCCAGGTCTTCGACAACCCGACGCCGGTCGTCCAGCACGACACCACGGACCTGTCGATCCTGTCGAAGTCCTTCGGGAACTTCTTCGACGGGCTGAGTTCCGCGGCGCAGACGCTCCAGCGCGCGGACCACGCCGAGGCGATGCACAAGATCGCGCAGGAGAACGAGGACCAGAAGGCAAAAGGTCTTGCCGACGCCTTGGCGGGCACCCCGGATCCCACGCTCGGCGACGACCGGGACTACATGACGGCCTTCTCGCGCACCAAAGGCGCGGTGGCGGGCCAGAAGTCCTCGGCGGACTTCCTCACGGCGCTCTCGCAGCAACCCTTCGGGACCGACCCGGAGGCGTTCCGCGACGAGTGGGTGAAGCGCGAGTTCGGCACCGGGTCCGGGAACCCGACGCTGGACGGGTCGATGCTCTCGACGTTCAAGCAGAGCACCGACCACGCGATCCTGCAGTTCCGCGTGAACGCCGCCAAGGAGCAGCGTAACGCCGGCCTGTCCGCCCTGTCCGAAGAAGTGTATGGTCAGAGCGGGACGGCGAGCGTGGCCGATCTGCAGGACTGGCTTCGGCGCTCCACGACCCTTTCCCTAGGCGACGAGGTGAAGGGTCGCGCCCACGTCCTATCCACGCTGATCGACTCGGCGCGCACCCCACAGCAACTCCAGCGGGTCGAGGCGCTCCTGCACGAGAAAAACTACGGCCCCCAAGGCCAGTCGTTCGCCGATATGTTCCCCGCGTCGGCCGCGCAAGTGTCCGAGAAGGCCACCAAGGAGTACCTCTCGAGCCTGTCCGCCGGAGCCTTCAAGGCCTACGACGACATCGAGAAGCAGATGGTCACTGCGCTGCAGTCCGGCGACGAGAAGCAACTCACCGCGGTCCAGCTGGGCCTCGAGAAGGCCCGCAGCCAGCATGGCGGCGAGGCGGTCTACGACCGACTCAACAACAAGTTGCAGGCTGCTTTGGACAAGGTCGTGAGGCAGAACGTCGCGATCAACGCCTACATCCTCAAGGGCACCCAGGGCGGCTACCCGGTGGACCCGGAGGAAGCCAACAAGCTCCAGCCCATCCTCATGGCGCGGATGCTTGCAGCGAACGGGGCCCGCGAAGGGAACAACCCCGCCGAGTGGCAGAGCCCGCTCGCGTCGTGGAAGGCCGCGGAAGCGACCGCCCAGATGGTCAACGCCTACCACTCCATCGGCAACGACCTGAAGACCACGATGAGCATGGCGTTGCAGGACGTGAACAACCTGCAAGCTCAGAGCAACGCCTTTCGCTTCTACGCGAAGCTGGGAGCCGAAGGCAGGGACGTCTCGAACTTCATGTCCGGCGACGCCTACAAGGCGTACACCGCGGTGCAGTCGCTGATGCGCACGACCGCGCAGGGCAACCTCGAAGCGGCCCTCAAGGCCTACAACGCGAACCCCGACGTCGCCAAGGAAGTGGACGAGAGGGCGAAGAACGTCGACTGGCCCACCCTGATGAACCGTCCGGGGGACCAGAAGGAGAAGGTCGTTGCCGACGTCACCTCGACGCTGAAGTCGAGCCTGGCGGACGCCCTCGAGGTGAAACGCCTCGGCATCTTCTCGGCCCCCGGGAAGATCGTTTTCCAGCAGGACGTCGGCCAGGAACTGCTCGCGGACTACGCGCGCACGCTCCTCGAGTTCCGCGCGCGGGGCATCCCGGGTGCGGAGGACGCCGCGAAGGACGTCATCACGAAGAACCTCACGGCGAACTATCTCTCGGTGCCCGGCGCTGACGGGACCGTTCAGGTTGTGCGGCGGCGGGACTACCCGGCCTTCAAGGACGGCGTGAACATCGGCCCCGGGGTCCACATGAACCCGGCGCTCGGCGAGCGGGAGAACACCCTCGACAACTTCCGCGCGGACCTCGACGAGGCGAAGGCGCGGATGCCCGGGCTGTTTGGCACGCCCGGTATGTTCTACGTGCAGCGCGGCAAGGGAGACGTCACCGCGAACGGCGGCTTCCTGCTGATGAATGGCGAGGAGCGCCGGCCGGTGTTCTTTGCCCCGGGGCAGCAGATCGCCCTCGAGGAACCCGATGGGTGGGTCTCGACGAAGCTCAAGCAACTCACTGGAGTGGGGCGCGCGGCGGGCGGGAAGACCATCACCCTGTCCAAGAACCCCGAGGAGGCCCAACGCGAGCTCGAAGCTATCTTGCCGCGGCACTTCTCTGCGGAGCGTATGGATACGGTGCATGGTCCGGTGTGGAGGGTGTTCTACCAGTTCCACCTGACGCAGCCGGAAGATCTCACCACCATCGGTGGGAAAGCCATGAAGCGCCGGCTGGAAGCGAACCAGCGCGACAGCGATATGCGCGAGATGCTCAACAACCCAGACGCGAGGATGTACCCGTAATGGACGTTTCCCTGATGTCCCAAGTGTCGTCCGCGACCAACTACGCGGACTACATGGCGGATCTGCAACGCTCCGTCCTTCGTGATCGCCAGATGCGCGGCGCGGCCCCCGACACGCTCGGGGTGTCCGTGCCGATGCCTGGCGTGTCCTCGGTGCGCGAGTTCATGGACACGGCCCGCAACTGGTGGTCCGAGGTCCGAAAGAGAAAGGGCCCCCAAGGCTACGACATGGCGGATACGCCCATGGAGGGCAGCTACATCCAGCGCCGGTACGACTTCATTGCCGGCGAGGAGGCTGCTCGCAAGTTCGCCTACGACGACTCAACGGGACGCCAAGTGCTCCCCGGCCAGGGCGTCAAAGGCAAGGTCACCGTCGGGATCGGCTTCAACATGGACCGCCCCGACGCCCGGGAAGTGATGTCCCGCGCGCTCGGCTTCGATGACGCGCGATTCGACGAGGTGTACCAAGGCCGCAAGCCACTGTCCGAAGTCGAGGTGCGAAAGCTCTTCGACTACAACGTGCGGGAGGCGGAAGACGTCGTCTCCACGCGGCTGAAGGGCGTGGACCTTCCGGAGCACCGCAGGATCCCCTTGGTGTCCCTCGCGTTCAACGGCCCGTCCCTCATCGGGCCGAAGCTCACCGCGGCCATCACCAGCGGAGACTGGGGCGGGGCCCTGAACGAGATCCTGTTCAACTCGAACCGGAAGTCGTTCGGCGGGCTCTTCTCGCGTCGGTATCGCGAGGCCTCGATGTTCTCCGGAGGGGACGTCGAGCCCCCCAAGTTCGCCGACTACATGGCGCGCGTCGCCCCGAAGTCGAAGCTCGCGTCCGCGGCTCTCAACAAGCCCGACGTCTAACACCCACGAGAGGTTATGGCTGATCCGACCATTGCAGTCCCCGTGACGTCCCCTGTCGCCCAAGAGCGCCCCGTAGCGCCCACTCGCGACACCGTTGTGGAGGACATGAAGGCCCCCACGGCCCTCGAGACCGCCGCAGCGATGTGGCGTCGCGACACCGTGCTGGGCGCTGCGCTGGCCGAGTTCAGCATGGCGGAGGACACCGGGGAGTTCGACCCGGGCTTCAACCCGTACTCGCATTTCGCGGCCAACAAGGTCCGCATGGTGGACCTCGAGCCGTGGCTCCGGCGCGGGGCGTTCGACTACGCGAAGAACGAGGCTGACTTTGGCCGCATCGCTGCGCGGATCCGGACGCAGACGGAAGACCTCAAAACCATCGAGCAGGGCTCCGGATGGGGCCTGGCGCTGGGCATGGGGCTGTCGCTAGTGGATGTGATGACCCTCGTCCCGTTCGCCAAGGCGGGCACGGGCGGGGCGGTCGCCAACGCTCTGCGCGTCGGGGCGTCCGGAGCGGCCATCGCCACGGTGCAGGAGAGCGCGCTGCACGCACTGCAACCGACCCGCACCGAGACGGAGTCGTTCCTCAACATCGGCCTGACGACGGCGCTGGCCGGCGGCATCGGGGTGTTCGCCTCGGCGCTGCACCCGGCCGCGCCGCTCAACCCGGCGAACAAGCCGGCGCTGGACCCCTCCGCGCCCCCGCCGATTGGCTCCGCGCTCCCGGGGATGGCGCGGGAGGAGGCCGACACCGTGGGCTCCGTGGGTGCTGCCAGCGCCCGCGTGACGGCCGGGACGGAGCCCGTAACAGGCACCAACGCCCTGCAACGCGGGGCCCTCAAGGTCGGCCAGTGGCTCTCCGCGGTGACCCCCACCGGGCGCGCCACCGCGTGGACCTCACAGGTGGCCCGCAGTGTCACCCAAGGCCTATTCGACCTGGGCGGGATCTTCACCCGCCACATGGAGGAAGGCGTCGCCCACCGGGCTGGCGCAGAGGACATCATGCGGGACCTCATGGGCGCTCGGGATGAGATCCAGCAGTCCCTGATCGACGGCTTCCGGCAGATGCAAGTCGACATGGGCGTCACCGGGAGCACCGCGGCGGCGACCATCAAGTCCGACGTGAACCTCATGGGCTCCATCGTGGGCCAGAAGAAGTTCCTGAACACCGGGATCTCCGAGGACGAGTTCCACGAGATCGTCCGCCGCAAGGTGACCAACACCTGGTGGCAACAGGGCGGACTCTGGAAGATCGCCGAGCCGGACGGGAAGTGGTTCGCCAAGATCACCGAAGGGCTGGACCCGAAGGCCGTCGAGGTCATCGAGCGCCACACCGACCGTGTGGCGAAGCTCCTGCAAGCCAAGGCGCTCGAGCAGGAAGAGGCGATGTTCCGTGCGGGCATGATCACGGAGAAGCAGCGGCTCGGGAAGAAGTACGGGCTCGCGCAACTGTGGGACAAGGGGCACGTCCAGCTTAACAAGCAGGAGCTCCGCGGTCTCCTGCTTCAGGTGTTCGAAGGCCGGCCCGACGAGGCTTGGCTGCTCGAGACGCACAACCTGAAGCTCGACGAGTGGAAAGCGCTGCCCGACCGGGCGCAGCCGAAGCTCGACGCCAGCGGCAAGCCTGTGAAGGACGCCGCAGGCAACACGGTGACTCAGCCGGGACGCCTCGACCTACTCGAGGAGTGGACCGGAGACCGCGCCGCGGTGGCGCTCGAGCGGGCCCGCGCGGCCCACGAAGCGGCCACGCAGCGCTATCTCGACTCGCTCGACATCAAGGAGCTCACCGACCTGGGCGTGAAGCTCGGGGAGCAGGATCTCCGCAAGGCCCGCATGGGTGAACTGCGCGCCGCCATCCGGCAGCGCACCGCCGAGCTCGAGGTGAAGCGCCTCGAGGGCCTGAAGGCCGCAGCACTGGAGGCCGAAGGCAAGCTGGACGAGATCACCCGCACCATCGATGACCAGACGCGGCTTGCCGAAGAGGCGACCGCGCGCCGGGCGAAGATGGGTAACGACCTCGCCCCGCTGGGCGACCTCATCGCCGCCGCCAAGGCCACGAAGGCCGAAGCGTCGGACGTCCTGAGTTCCCTCCCGCGCGACCGGCAGGTGTCCCCGGACTCCCTCGCGAACCTCCAGAAGACCCGCGAGGAATACGCGGCGGCGCTCGCCAAGGCCCGCCAGCAGTACAACGATGCGGTGCTGGCGCTGCGTCAGCGCGTCAAGGACATGCAGTTGAACGCCAAGTGGGTCGACGAGGCCGTGAAGCGCGTCGATGAGGCGAAGACTGCGAAGGCCTTGGGCGAAGGCAGCGAGGCGATCAACATCATCGTCGAGCGGGAATCCGCGGCGCTGAAGAAGCTCACCGACAAGTTCGAGGCCGTGGCCAAGGTCCGCAAGGAAGCCTGGGAGGCCTACAAGGTTCTCCGCACGGGAGCGAAGGAAGCGAAGATCAGCGTCCGAGACGCCAAGAAAGGCCTCACCGCGGCCAACAAGGAGCAGGCGAAGGCTGCGCGCCAGGCCGCGATCATGGACACGGTCGAAGAGATCGTGGACGGCATCGGCGACAACGGGAAGGCCCCCAACGGCCTCCTGCGGGAGCTCGGCCAATCCGGCCGGGCCAAGGACCGCAGGATCATCCTGACGGATGACGAGCGGCGGATGTTCGAGGACCGCGGGTTCCTGCACAAGGACCTGACGTACGTGCTCGACCGGCAGTACCGGGACATCTCCGCGCGCCTGGCGCTGCGTGAGGTGTACGGGGAGGAGTCCCTCGAGAAGACCCTGAAGTCCGTCTACGCCGACTACGAGAAGCTCGCAGCGGCGTCTCCCGAGAAGCGCGCGAAGCTCATGGCCGAGTACGCCGCGGTCGAGAAGGACGTGATGATGGGTCGGGACCGGATGCTCGGCATCGCTGGTCGTCCGGAGGATCCTGAATCGCTCGCGATGTGGGGCCTCTCCAAGCTGCGCCAGATGACGTACCTACGGTTCGCCGCGGGGTTCGTCGTCTCGTCCATCGTGGACCTCGCGACCCAGGTGCTGCACAACGGGTTCGGCAAGGAAACCCTGTCGGCCAGCCGGCGGTACTTCAAGGTTCTGAAGGACGCCAAGGTGGATCCCGAGTCCCGGGAGCTCCGCACGCTGATGCTGGCCGCGGAGATGAGCATGGCGCACTCCACCGCGTCTCGGCAGTTCATGTTGAACGAGATGGCGAGCGCCCGCGGCGTCGGAACGGAAGGCTCGGTCAAGCAAGCCGTAACGGGCACGTACGACCGCGTCGCGAACACGCTGCAGTCCCGAATGAACGCATGGACCCTCATGGGCCCGTACAACTCGTTCGTGAAGGGCGTGTCGGGCCTGATGTTCGTCGAGAAGCTCTCGAAGTCCCTGGCAAAGTACGACTCCCTGTCCACCCTCAAGAAGGCCGAACTGGCCTCGCTGGGAATCGGGAAGGAGGAGGCGACGAAGCTGCAGGCGATGTTCGAGAAGCACGGTACCCGGGATGACTACGGGTTCCACGCCAACGCCTACAAGTGGAACGAGACGGCCGGCGGTGACGAAGCGGCGCGCACTTTGCGCGTTGCCCTGCGTCGCCTCATGGACCGCTCGAGTCCCACGCCGGGCATCGGCGACCTCCCGAACTTCATGTCCCGACCTCTCGGCCAGGTGCTGGCGCAGTTCCAGAGCTACGGCTTCGGGGCTGTGAACCGCGTCCTGCTGCCGGCGCTGCAGCGCGGTCTCATCTACGGGGACGCGCGCGTGGCGGCGTACTTCACGGAACTGGTGGCGCTGTCGACCCTCGTGGCGACGATCCGGGCGTACCAGAACCGGAAGGACCCGGCGGACTACACCTCCATGCAGTGGATGAAGGAGGTGGTCGACCGCGGCGGGCTGACGTACTACCTCTCGCCATACATCGACGCAGGCCTCAAGGCCACCGGAATGGACCCGGGCGGTATGTCCACGAAGTACCGCAACAACAAGTGGTGGCACTCGCTTCTGGGGCCGTCACTCGGGACGCTCGACACGATTGGCGTGGCGGGCACTGCGGCGCTCAACGGGGACGCACAACGTGCCCGCGAGAAGGCGCTGATGCTCGTCCCGTTCAACCAAGTGTGGCGTCTCGGAAACGCCTTGGCAAACCCGCCCGACTAGCGTGAGGGACCGTGAGGTCCCCGCGCTGCGGGCCTCACCACTACCCTCATGGCAAACTCCTACGTCCGCTATACCGGAGACGGCGTCACGACCAACCGCGCCGTCCCGTTCCCGTACATCTCGCAGGACCACGTCAGTGTCACGGTGGACGGCGTCTCCACGGCCTTCACTTGGGTCAACGCGAGCACGGTCTCGATCAGTCCAGCCCCGGCAAACGGCGCAGACATCAAGGTCTCCCGAGATTCGTCTTCGACGGAACGTCTCGTCGAATACCAAGTCGGAACGCTCAACGCGGATGACCTCAACACCGACTCCCTGCAGGCGTTCTACCTCGCACAAGAGGCGGTGGACCGTGCGGGTGACGCGATGGGCCTTACGGACGACGGCGATTGGGACGCGGAAGGCCTCCGCGTCACAAACGCTGGTGACGCCGTCGACGCCCAAGATCTCGTCACGAAGGCCCAGTTGGACGCGGCGGCAATCGCCCCCGTGACCCCCACGGCCGGAAGCATCGCGAATGTCCCCTCGGGGAACCTCGCCGGCACTACGGTTCAGGCGGCTCTGAACGAGCTCCAAGGCGATGTGGACACGCTGACGACCAGTGTGGCTGCAAAGGCCAACACGGCCAGCCCGACGTTCACCGGCACCCCCGCGGTGCCTACCGCAGCGGCGAAGACCAGCACCACGCAAGCGGCCAGCACGGCGTTCGTGACGGCTGCAATCGTCGGGGTCGGATCGACGTCCGGCCTGAAGATCGTCCGCAACGCGACGACCTCCATCGCCGACATCACGGCAGATGAGGCCGTGCTGGTCGACAGTTCTGGCCAGATCATCCGCCACACTGCGGTCTCCGTCAGTCCGAACATCAACACCTCGGGTAGCGCGATCAACGCGCGCGACCAGGCCGGGGCGTTCAGCACCAGCACCACGGTGTACCTGTGGCTGATCTCGGACGGGACGACCATCGCGGGCCTCGCATCGCTCTCCGCTACGGCCCCCACGCTCCCCTCTGGGTACACCTACAAGCTCCTCGTGGGCGCGTGGAAGACCACGTCGGGCAGCGGCACGGTCCTCCAAGCGGCGACGCAGCGGGGGAAAACGCTGCGCCTCGACGTCGGCGTCAAGGACGTCTCGGCGGCAACGTGTCCGACTTCGGGCAGCGCGACGGCCAGCACGATGTCCACGGTGCCGACCATCGCGACGAAGGCCTTGTTCCTCCTGTGGAACAACACTGGCGGGCAGTACTACAAGGTCAACCACGCAGCGTTCACTGTCGTGGCGCACGCAAGCCTCGCCGGAAGCGCCGTCGAACTCGGCTCCTCGGTGGTCGACTTCCCAGTCGAAGTACTGATGGCGACCGCGCAGACCCTCTACTGGGGCGGCGATTCGGCCAACGCTACGGACATCTGGACCCACGGGTGGGACATCCCCGGCAACCTCGGATAACCCATGAACCAAGCATCGCACAGCCCTGAGGGGCTCATCGCGACCCTCGCGGCCCTCGCTGGTGGAAACACCAGTCAGTCGGCACAACTTCGCGTTCGCACCAACACTAGCGCACAAGTCCGGTCGCGCCTCAACTCCAGCGCTGCTTCTACTGTCCTCCGCTGCGCCACGCTGGGGTGGATTGATACGCGCGGGAGGGATGCCTGATGTTCGTTGACACCGACGTGCTTGTGTGGGTCGAGCGGGACGAGCTTGGCGCCATCAAGGGCGTCTATCGGCGGCCCCAGCCGGGATACGCGGAAGAAGCAATGCTTGCTTCCGATCCGGAGGTGCTCGCGTTCGAGGCGCGCGGCTGATGCCCGTCGAAGCCCTCCGTCAGAGCCTCGGCCGCCTCGAGGGCAAGGTAGACGCCCTCACCGCGTCGGTCGACAGGTACTCGACCACGCACGCCCGCGAGCACGAACTGCTGAACGAACACGTCCATGAGATGAAGGCGGACCTGAACAAGGTAAAGGGCGCCAAGTGGGCCGTGTTCGCCGTAGCCGGGTTCGCTTCCGGCCTCGTCACCGCGGCGAAAGATCTGTTCCACCGCTGACAGACAACGCCGCCAACCTCGGACAACCCATGAACCAAGCACCGCATAGCCCTGAGGGGCTCATCGCGACCCTCGCGGCCCTCGGTGGGGCCATCACGGTGGGTCAACTGCTGGCCTCAGGCGGGCGACTCACGGCGCGCCTGGTGGTCGGCAGGACCATCACCGGGGCCGGCTTGGGGGCTGTCGCCTCCATCCCGCTGGCATGGGCTCCCGACATGCACCCCGCCGCCACCTACGGCATCGCGGCCGGCCTCGTGACGCTTGGCGTCGCGGGAGTCGAGCGCGCGGCCCAGATGTGGCTCAACAGGAACAAAGCATGACCGAAGACGTGAAGA